AGTAATCTCCACCATGTGGCATTATACGAGTATCAACAATGACACGAGAGTAGCGCTAGACCCCAAACCGAATCAAATCAGAACAATAACAAAACCAAACACAGTACCTCAACTAGGCACAGACTATCTGTACACTTTCAATCCACAACGCCGATCACATACACTACGATTATTAGGACCCTTTCAATACTTTAATTTCTCAGAGACAGATAGAGGACATCCCTTATTCCGCTTACCTCTTAAGTATCCATCGAAAACGATACCAACAGATGAATTGGTAGACAATTTGCATTCATGGATGCGTTCAGTACACCTATTACACACACGCTCGGACGATAATTCTCTACGTTATAACTGGATGTTAGGTGTGTACGCACGTTCAACCAACTACACTACGCCGGTCGGACAGTTAGTAGTAAAAACACCAGCGATTCTTAATTATGCTAATCCGCAAGATGCATTTAATAGTGTGTTTATAGCGTTAGGTATAGATTATATAGACATACCCATTACTAATAGCAACATCTTTGATGACGGTTCAACGCCTTACAACGTTCGTATCTGGCACGCGCCTACCATGACAGAAGTTAATCATATTCTTACATTGATGCGGAAGAGCACTTTAGTATCAACGCATTCGTCGTGGCATTGGAACGTCCTTCATACCTTCCATTACAGAAGTGAATCTGATATGATCGATCATTTTTCAGCTAAGATATTAGAGGATTGGCGACAGAAAGAGAAATTTGATAAAGGTGCGTTAGTCGAGGCTGATAGAGTGATTCAGAGGCTGATACCACTAAGCTCTTCAACATACGTGCAACGTTTGGCAGCAATAGGCGCACTATATCCCAATGAATTCACTGAGAATGTATTGGACCTGAGCAGACTTTCAACAGCATTATTGCAATTATCAGATACGTACTATCAACATGCGAATGATCAACTTAAACGTCTGTATAGACGTATGTACAACGATTCAAGAACTTTATACATGACGGCGAGGCACCAAGAACTGCTACTAGCGCAGGTAGCTGCTAATCCGAACATACTACTGTATCCATATACTCACATATTCACAACTGCACATATTACTGCAAGCTATATCTCTAACACGGGGCAAGGTCGTATCAAGCATTCACTAGCCGTTACTGGAACAACTGAGCATAGCACTGTACCTGATATAATTCTAGGACCAACAAGTGAAGATGTGATTACTATATCTATGGTCGAGCCAATGAGTATAGCTGCAGAGGACATGTATGGATATGTAATTGATACGCCTACACGCGACATTTGGCCAGCCGATGAGCAAGTGGAACAGAAAGGAGATGCAGTCGCTTTATATGACACAAAGACGTCCAGAGCTCTAGGTATGTTTAATAATACTGTGCGTATTGATGACTTGTTATCCCCATTACTGGGCCGGGTATATAGAACATACGCTAAAGGCGACACAATGGCTATGACTCAAGGTAGTTTAGATCATCAGACCCTATGCGCTGCTGTCGATTCAGACATCACTTTTGTGGGTAATAGAATGATAGCACCGTTAGCTGAAGGGTACGTTCCTAGAGCGATGCATCGTAACAATTCGACAATGAAAATGTTAAGTCTGTATGTAGCAATTAAGAAATTAGAGAATTTTGCGGCGAATTCATATCTAATGTCTCCAGATACATCTATCATTTTACTCGGTGCTGAGCGAGAGCCAGCAGTAAATATATTGAGACGGTTTAACAGTAGTGTATCTAACGTACGGATAATAGGAATGGGGGACAGGGCAGTTGAACCAAATATTAGAGTTCGTGTGCCATTTCCCATAGACAAGAATATATCGGCAGATTTTGTTATATGTGATATAAACTCATATGAGGATCAAAGTTTTGAGTCTATGTTCGGTGAGACGATGTCGGTAGTGACAACGTGTGCCAGCGCTGCAACGCGCTCGCTTGTGAAGATTAACCACCCGTCTGAGTATATGATAAATAGTGTAATTGAGCGATTATCAAAACTGGGAGGAGTGTTCTACCATACTGCGCTACTTAAAACGGCTTCACAAAACACATACTCATATGAAACATATATCTATATCACGCCGATAGCTGCAGCTGTTGGCTTTCTTTTCTATAACAATTCCGCCATTATTAATAGATATATGACTGCAGTAGCAGATGACGAGGCGCCAGTGATTCCAAGTATTCATACTATTATTAAAGAGCATAGTAATACATACTCTCCCGGCTTATTCTGCGGTTGTATTGATGTTCAGTCAGCACCACTTGCGCTATCACAGCTGAAGTCATATTGCTCGGAAGCAACAACCTGGCGAGTGGACAGTGATGATAATCTGGTAAATATTATTGCTAGAATCGATCCAGCCCGTATAGCCCTAGAGTTTCGGACGCGTTCGAACACTAGCGCCCATCACGAGTACCAACGTTGTGTGCCAAACGGGCTTGGTTTCAAGATACGGAAAACACGAGAATTCAGATACATGCATCGTGAAGTGACATTTATACATAAACTGATGATGTATGCACTAATACGAGAACAAATATCGCTAACCGAGAGTATGACCCAAGTCGTAAGTATTGGTGGACGTAATCTAGCCGACATATCCGTTGTACCGCTCACCATGAAGTATATAGTGATAGACCCAGCCGCACGTATTGAAACACTCACGCAAGAGAAAAAGAACATAGAGATACAAGCGAGGGCTTTCCAATTTGATGCATCCACTATGGATTTAGAGAATAACTCTATATACCTATTTATTGCGGTAATTATGAATGAGCCAAACGGAGCAGCTACTCCTGCTCAAACCCAGATTGACAAAATACGTAATGTTGCCACAGCTATGCTAACAAGGACGAATTGCGTTGCATACATCTCATTTTATGAGTCGGGAATAATTACGAGGTTAAGTCAGTCCACCGCGCATAAAACTATACGTGTTGAGGACGGCAGATTAAAGGTGGCAAATTATGTACCTGTGGATACGCTTCCTGAGGCAGATGTAACATTAATGTTGCGCGATATTGGTATAACGTATGAGATAATAAGACCATCAACGCCTGAACTCGTGAACGCTTGCTCGAGCTATGGCATTCGCCTAGGTTCGACAGGTGGTGCGGTCTTGGATGTGTTCAATCACTACTCCCCCGTGATCAAACTTGTACGCTCGTAATGCTGAGTCTTAAGCACGTGAGTTGAGGAGCTCCGTCCCGGGAGGGACAGCGTGCGGTGGGGAACGTTAGCC